ATAGTAATATACTTACCTAGGTGTTCCGTCTTTATCTTCATACTGTAATAAAATTAAAAAAGTGTAATATAATGCTATCCAAATTCCTGCTGCTCTGCTAGCCCAAACATAATCTAGGGTAAACAAAGCAAGTCCACAGCTCAGAGCTGTAAGCAGTGACAAGATACTAATAAACTGACTCGGTTTCATACCTATATTGTAATTTGTTTAGGTTTTGTTTTAATTCTTTGATCAGGTAGTAAGCTGAGGTATGGGTAATACCAAAATAGGTAGCCAGTGCCCGGGAAGTTATGTACCCTTTATCTATATATGCCTCAAATACTATCCTCTGCACCTGGTCCACTATCTCTGATCTATATATCTCTATTAATCCCTTGTTAAAAGAGTACAATTTGTCCTCCCTTATCTTATCTGCTAGCTCATCATCCTCTATTCTATCAGGAGTGTTATCTATTATAGCTGTTACCCTATCATCTTTGTGGCTCTTTGATGTACTCCAAAGGATCTGATACTTAATTGTGTTCAGCAGGTATGCTTTTACCTTATCCTCATCTGCTGTGTAATCATTTATAGTAAGCACATGGATGTAACTGTTGTTAATGACTGTATCAGCGTCTATGTAGCTCCCCATCTTAGATAGAAAGTAAGCCGTATAAGCTCTCACCTCAGGGTATGCCCTGCTAATGTAGTTGTCTAAGAGCTTTTTCATACCATATCATAAAATCTTTGTACCATATCCTTCTCCTAACAGATGCACAGAAGCACTCTCTAGGTTGCACCCCATCATACTTAGTTCTAATCTTATATAAAGCTACACAGCTGTGCTTAGAGTACCTGATGTTCTCAGGTAACAATTCTATTTCAGCTATACGGTCTATCTCAGTTTGTTCAAACATTCATCTAATATAAAAGCAAGCAGTGCAGCCTGACAAGCCAGGATAAAATCAAAGGTAAAAAGTAAAGTAAACCAAAAAGCCACACATTTAATACATCCTAGTGCAGAGTGTATATGTATGGCTATTGGGTACCTGGTATTGTACTTAAAAAAGTAGTCTATAGTTGCCTGTATTGGTTCAAAATTAGTAAACCACCAAGCTAAAGGTATAAGAGCTAATAATATCATAGCTCAAATATAGTAAATTAATTAGAACGGTAGATCATCATCCTGTGCAAATGGTTCTGCAGGTGGTGTTAATACTGCTGGCTTAACATAAGGCTCTTGAAAAGTAGCACTAAAATACTTCATACCTGACTGTGATGTTTTAAGCCATAGAGCTACCTCCATCTCTTTACCGTTAACGTTTACCTTCCCTTTGTAATCGGGTTGAGTCTCTGCTGTCTTTTTATCATTTTTAAAGATAGCTCCTGTGTTGTTCTTTGTTTCCATTGTTTATTACTGTTTTAAATTGTTAATAACTATTTTAAATACTTCATAGGCTTCTAGTTCAGCCCATGTTATTATCTCCTCCTCCATAAATAGATCCTCCTCAAATCTATCAATGCTCTGGTGCATTAGTTCATGCATGATTAAGCCAAAAGTATGTATCTGATCTGTGCACCTTGTTAAGTTAATGAATACATATTTGTGAAGGGTGCCAGGTATAAAGTTACACCACCCTGCAAAGTATGCATCTTGTGCATTATTATCGTACAGCTCACAAGCCACCTTATTTAGCCCATGCATTTCTGTTACGTTGTAGTAATGGAATATTTCACATGGGTTGTAAGATAATAGCAGCTCATACCCATCCCTTTTGTAGCTCTTCATAACTTAGTAAATAAGTACATGATAGTACAGTACCACCCCCACACTATGGCAGGGGCTAGTAGTATTGATAGTAGGATAATCATAACCTACGTTCTTTAATGATAGGTAACTCTTCACCATACAGCCTGCATGTAAGCTCTTCTGCATACTTAATGGCCTCTTTGGCTATATACTTAGCTGATACGCCTGCACCGTTGTTTATAAGTGCCTGCATGGCTAATAGGATAGCATCCTCTTTAAACTCTTCTCTTGATCTCATAGTTAGTTATTTATATTGTTTTAATCTAGTTACAAATTCTTGATAATCTTCCTTAATATCAAAGCTTCTATCATCTAGGTAAATTCTAGTATAAGTTCCCATATCCTCAAAACTTTTTAAGGTTTCAATTCTAAAAGAATATTTACTATTATCTATAATAGTTACCTCCATAAAGTATATGTTTAAAACTTCGCTCATAACTGCTGTATTAATTCATTAAAATAATCTCTGCACTGTTCTACCCTCACCTTGATAGCCTCTATCACCTCCTCATCTCTTTGTATTACAAAAGTCTTTACTCTTTTAGCATCAGGGATATGGTCGAAGCTGTGCTGTTTCTGCACCTGGTCTCTAAGATCTAAACTCTCCTCCATTAGCCCTAACTTATAGTGTGCACTCTTTACCTCCTGCTCTACTATTGCATGTGGTGTATTGGTTAGGCAGTAGCATAGTAAGGCCTCTTGTTTATCAGTTAGCCACATATAGCCCTGTAATTGATAGTAGTAATCTTTATTAGGGCATTCAGTATCGAACCAGGGGAAGGTGCTGCCACTCCATGAATTTTTAACATCCACTAGCACCTGATCTGTAATTACATCGGGAGTACCTGTTAGCCACTCATTACTAAAGTTCTCCTCATTCTTAAATAAGAAACCTTTATCAATTACATCCATTACAAAGCTGAGGCACATATCCTCACACTCATTACCCTTGTCAGTGTACTTACTAGTAAACTCTTTTCTGATACCATAAACGTGTGCCAGGGCTAGGCCCTGGATATACGTCTTGGTAGTCTGAGATAGTACCTCCCCTTTTGTCTTAGGAGATGTCATTATCTTACCTATAGCTGAACATCTTATTTTCATATCATAGGTATTAATAGTAGTGCTTTCTCTTGAGTTTCTGTAAGATCAAAGCTATCCTTTAATTTCTCTATGGTGAATTTACCATCTGCTATAGTCTTAAGAGCCTCAGTAAATCTCTTTGCATCTATCTTAGGCTTTGCAGTAGATGCTACGTGGCCATCATCATCAGTTGCTTGAAGCGTGAGCAGGCTTTGGATGGTGTACCTGCGAAAGTAGCTAATTTGTGATCCCTGCTTCTGTGCATCTAGGGATAAGTCAAGTGCCATACAGCTAGAGATAGAAAAGCCAGTATAAATACAAACAAGCTGAGTACAAACACTACCACCATCTATAGGCTGTAATAAAAGTAGATCATGCTGTAATAGAATAGGCTCAACAGCTTCTAAGATACTATTGATATCTGCATAAGATTTCTTAAAGTGGGGGTTAGTAGCATTCTTATGTACTTTACCGATTAGTTGCTTTGCCTGGTGAAGGCGAACATAGAAGGGAGCAGGCTGCTGCTCAACCTCCTGAGGCTTTACAGCCTTTGTAGTTGTTTTTTCCATTGGTTAGTTTATTAATTGTTTACAAATATACTACTTATTATTCTATTTTCACATTATTTTCAGAAATTATTTCTCTTAGCTTCTCCCTTACCTCCCACATTTCCTCTTTACCATTGTACTTGTACTCACCTCGTAACCACTCATCCATCTCTACAAGTGCCATATAATAGTTAAAGCCATTGGTTGCATGGTTGAAGTGCTCCTGATCCTCAGGTAGGTTAAATTCTAGTGTTGCTTTCATATGTTTCTTTATAGTATTGTTCTCCATCTTCATGGTCACCAGTCCATTCGCAATCGTTATAAGCATTTACAATTTGCTCTTTCTCCATCTCTTTGGCTACATCAAGTACATATCCAAAATCAAATCCATAACCCTGCAATTTTTCCTTAATATAATCTACTGCTGTTTGTTTCATATCATTTCTATTTAATTAATGGGGCAACTTTTACCCCTTATGCTTTATAGTTTTGGCTAAAGATATCATACCACTGCACAAAATCATCAAAGCTCTTAGAGATTATATACACTCCTCCTGCAGCTTCAATCATCTGTTGGTATTCCTTCTGCACCACTGACTGCTTATCCTTACCTATCTTTACTTCTATCTTAACAGATCTCCCATAAATAGTAGCAGAGATATCTGCAGATCCTGGAGTTCCTGTACCCTTAGTCCACTGCCCTGCAGTCTTACTACCATCTGTTCTATAGCTTTGCCTGAATACTCCCATTGTATTAATCCTTTCAGCTTGATGCTGTGAGAAGTTTAGGAAGTCTTTGATACATTTAGTCAAGCCATTAGCCGTAGCATCTGAGTACTTAGTTAGTGGTATGATGTGCCCTGGTGCTGATGGGTACCTGTAGCTCATGTACTTAATTTCTAGCTCTTTTAATCTAGCTTTGTTTTCTTTGTTCATTATACCCTCTTATTATTTTTTAACTCATCTAAGACCATTTCCAAAGACTCTATAAGTGTATCCCGTTCAGTAGTTCCTTTAAAAGTTATACTAAAATCACTTCCACAAAAATCTATATCATTAACATACATAGAAGTAGAACCTAAATCTCTAAATGTTATTTTTACAAATCCACCATGCCCTGCATCTCCTCCCTGATATCCATTGTGTTCTACTGTTGTCTCTAAGATATTTGCTGATATAAATTCCTTAGTTAATTTTCTAGTTGCTGTTCCTTTTTTCATAATTGTTTGTTTTTAATTGTTTATATTATTTGATTTATCTGTTAATTCGTCCCATATATCCTGTACCTGTTCTTTTTTTTCAGGTATTATATAAGATAGCTTAGTGCTACCACCATTCCTATTATCATCAGGCTCATATCCTTTATATTCGCACCACTTTCTAAAATTAATGGTTATCTTATTCTGTGTAGTGTAGCTTTTCTTTTCAGGGTATCGACTATTAAAGCTATCAAAGAGCTCCTCTTTAACTGAGTAGAAAGTATTAGCCTTAAGATCCTCAAAAAAGAAATACATCTCAGCACTGATATCATCTAGTATCTTTCTGTATTCTAAATTCTTAGTAGGCATTGCTATAAGTCCTTTGTTAAGATAGATCTGTATGCACTCTTGACAATAGTTGTCAAATTTTGACCATTCATGATCATCCCAATCATTAAAAAGCTCATGGCCAAATAGATCCACAGGAGTAAATTTGTCACTAAAAGTATTTGCCATCTCTACCTCATACTTTCTAGCATTAAAGGAAGCACTGTTACCTGAAATGGTGTAGTTAGTTGTAATGATTATCTTAGGGCTGTTAGTTACATCCAGCTTAATGCTATCCTTACCTTTGTACTCAATAGTAATACCTTCTGTAATTACACTAAACAAATTCTCAAAGTTAAATCTCTTTTTAACATCATCAAACACAAGTATTTGACAATCAGTACTTACATTTTGGTAGGGGAATTTATCCTGAAAATCAAATAGCTTACCATCTAAGCTCTGCACCTTTTTAAGATGGCCCATTGCATTCCAAAACAATCCCTTTCCACTTCTACCATTAGGTACATCACTAATTGCCTCATCATTAAAGATAATAGCTTTGTTATTACTCCTATCCTTATAGCTGTGCAGAAGGTAACCAATAACAGTCTGAAATGCTTTGTACTTATCTCTATCCTTTCCCGATATATTCCATATAAAAGTGCGAAATTCAGACTTATGG